GAGGTGGTGCTGGACCGGGGCGTGCCGCCGTGCCCAACGGCACGCCCCGGCGATCAGGGGGTCAGGCGCCGCCGATGACCTTGTCGCGGGCCGGGGCGCCGGTGGACCGGAACTGCGCGATGAACTCGAGCTCGCCCTCGGAGCCGGGCACGAGGCCCTCCTTGACGGACAGCCGGACGGGGTACGCCGAGTAGATGTCGCCGGTGGCGAGCTCCTCCTTCCCGGAGACACCGAACCGCTCGATGAGGACGTACTCCTCGCCCTCGGTGAGCGCGGCGTAAGCGATCGACACGGCGGCCGTGGGGTCCTGCGGGTCGTACACGAACCGGGTCTCGTCGAACTCGGTCTTCTTCGGGCCCGGAATGTCGTACGTGTACTCCTCGCACGCGCGACGACCCTCGCTGGTGGACTCCGAGGTGGAGCGGCCGTACCCGTCGCCCTGCAGGACGCAAGAGACGTTGACGACGCCGTCGGCGGCGAGTTCGGTTTCGGTGATGGCGCTGATGTCGGCGATCGCCGAGGCGGGCGCGATCGTCAGGGACAGCTTGCCGGCGGCGGTGATGGCCGCGGGGACGTTGAGAGCCATGAGGGTCAGTCCTCCTTCTTGTCGGTGGTCTTCGCGGCGGTCTTGCCGGCGAGCTCGGTGCGGGGCTTACCCGGGGTGGGGAACGAGGCGCGGGGCCGGCCGTGCTTGTCGACGACAGCCTCACCCTCGAGGACCTTGGCGTTGATGTTCTTGGCGTGCGCGCGGGTGGCGTTGTACTCGGCCCCGGTCGACGGGTCCTTGACGCGCACCACCTCGAGCGGGTTCTTCGTGTCGCTCATGCGGGCCCTCCTCAGGGCGAGTTGCGGATGGGTTGGGTTCAGCACGCCTGGGTGGCGTACTGGAGGGGCACGTACCAGCGCGGAGGGCTGGGGTCTTTGTCGACGCGGAGCGGGCCCGGGTCGTAGTCGTCGCGGACGGTGTAGCCCTCGTGCAGGGGCGCGGTGAGCTCGCGGCCGTCGGCGCTGGTGAGCACGAGCCCGTCGAGGATGGGTCGGGCGCGGTCGATGCCCCACTGCGCCTTGACGGGGGTACCGCCGGCGAACGTCAGCAGGGGCCGCCATCGGGTGAGGACGGCTTGGGCGACGGCGCGGGTGTGGGAGCGCCCGCCGGGGCTGGTCTGCAGGAACAGGTAAGCGTGGGCGGTGCCGTCGGGGTCGAGGCGGGCGTCGCCGACGTGGTTCTCCCACAGGTCGATGCCGGTCGCGTTGACCCGGACGGGGGTGCCGTCACCGGGCGCAGGGTGCCGCCACCTGGTGACGGGCGCGAGGGCACGGACGAGGGCGTCGTGGAGGTCGCGGCTGGTCGCGGGACTCACGTGACGCCCCCCTTCGCGATGCGCTCGAGAGCGGCTCGCCAGCCGGGGACGTGACGTTGGGTGGCGGGCGCGAGGTAGGGCTGCGCGGCCATGCGGGACGTTCCCTGCTCGACGTAAGCGCCGTAGGCGGCGGTGGGGCCGATGCTGACGGTCATGCGGCCGGTACGCCCGTCACCAGTCGTCTCCATGCCGATGCTAGCGCGGAGGTTGCCAGTGTCGACCGGGGCGAGGGTCTTCGCGTCGCGGGTGATGTCCGCGCCCGTCTTCCGGGTCGCGGCGGCGGTGCGCGCGCCGACCGTGGTGGCGGCGAGGCGCATCGTGGCCCGGTATTGGTCGATGCCGGTGGTGCTCATCGTGGCCGCCCCCCCTTTCCGGTCAGGTGGTCGGTGGCTGCTGGTTGTGCGCGGCGATCACGTCGCGGGTGAACCGTTCGGACCCGTGCTGCACGTCGCGGACCGTCAGTTGCAGTCCGACGAGGTGGGGGTCGTTGACCGCGGCGGTGACCTCGATGACGTACCCGACCTCGAGGTCGGGCAGCGTGGACAGGTCCGGGTCGCTGATCTGCACGAGGTAGTCGCGGGTCGTGGAGTCCTGCCCGGCCTGCTCACTGTCCTGTTCGCTGGTGAGGGCCTGCACGCGGCAGGGCCACCCAGGTTCACCGTCGGGAGCTGCGAGGACGACGTGGGGCGTGCCGGGCCCGTACTCGCCGGCGTCGTCGTCCCACTCGCCGGGGGTCGCGCGGGCGGGGTCGGTGATGACGCAGGCGGCGTTCATGCCGCCGGTCGCGGTCGGCTGATGGTGGCGACTCCACCGCTCGTGGATGACGCGGGTGCCGGGGAGGGGCATCACAGTCCCCAAACCTGCGGTTCGGTCAGCTCCGGGCGGCGACGCGGCAGCACCGGCGCCAGGTCGAACCCGTCCCACGCGGCGAGGTCCGGGTCGTCCTCGCGGGCCCGCGCCCGGTACCTGTCGGCGAGGGCCCGCAGCTCGGCCGAGACGGCCGCGCCGTCCGTGGTGAGGTCTTGGGTGCGGATCTTCTTGGAGACGAGCACCTCGGACACGGCGATCGTTTCGAGGCAGCGCGCCGCGGCGAGGAGCTCGCTGTGGCCCTCAGCGGTGATCGCTGCGTCGATCTGCTCGCTGGTCAGCAGGGGAGGGTCGTCGAGGTCGGCGATCAGGAAGCGGACCTGCTCGACCTGTTCAGGGTTGTCCAGTGCCATCGGGGAAGCACTCCCCTCTCTCGTGCGGTATGGGAGTGGTTGTCGGTCCCCACGTGCCCACCACCACTCCCCTCCCTATAGGTCGGGGAGTGGGGAGTGGTTGGTGGAAGCGCTCCCGGGAGCGGTTGGGGAGTGGTGGGAGTGGTCCGGTGGTTTTGAGGTGTTTCTGAGGTGCACGCCCCCACCCCCACCCGCCAGCGCGGAACGCTGGCGGGTGAGAGTCAGGACGCCACCAATCAGGCAGCGCCGGTCGACGCGAACGTGTGGATCGGGTCCAGCGCCGCGGCACCGGCGACGTGCCGGACGCGGTACCAGACACCGTCGATCTCGAAGTCGCCCTCGGTCGGCGCGATCGACCCGCCACCCACACGGGAACCCGTGTTGGACGACACCCGCAGGTCCGGGGTCTCGAACCCGGCGAGCTTCGCCACACTGACGGCCGGCCGCTGGTTGCGGCGCGGGTCCGGCAGCAGGAACCACGACGTGCCGGCGAGCATGTTGTTCACGACGAGGCGCACCTTCCCGCGGAGCGGGTTCGGCTCGACCGTCGTCGTGTCACCGCTGGTGACACGACGCTCGGCCGCGTTGAGGATGCGCTCCGCGTCGAACTGCAGGCCCGGGCCGACCATGAGCACGAGGCCCTGGTGCGGCACGAGGTTCCCCTGGGAGTCCTTGCGGGTCGCGATGCCGTTGAGCGCGGCGATGACCGCGTCCGTGGACAGGGCAGCGGTGCCCGAGTTGTCGAACGCCGCATACCCGAGATCGCGCGCGGCGGCCGCGTTGTAGGACTTGAAGAAGCCCGCGAGCGGCGCGCCCGTGGACAGGGTCGCGATCTGCTCGAGCGCGGCCACGTCCTCGGTGAGCGACGCGGCGGACCCGAAGCGGCCAGGGATCTGCTGCAGCTCGTCGAGGTCGTCGTTGATGCCGGCCTCCCACGAGAACCCGAAACGGCGACCGAACTTCTTCGCGGCGATCTCGTACTCGTGCGAGGACGACTTCGCGTAGGGGAACTCGGTCAGCTCGGGGACGAGGTCGAGCGCGGACTTGCCGCCCATGATGTCGACGAGCTTCTTCGGCTTGAAGTTGCGGACCCGGGTGGCGGACGCCCACTCCTGCCAGGACGGGGTGATGTCCTGGTAGGTGGCGAGGAGCTCCCGGTCGAGGAGGTCACCCGTCGCGGACTTGAACAGGTCCGACGTGGTGAGCGCCTCCTGCACGGCGACGGCGGCCATACGGTTACCGTCCCACGCCTTGCTCCACAGCTGGGACGCCTCGGACAGCGCCTTGGCGCGGGCGGGGTTGAGGGTGCGGTGGGCGGTGTTGCTGGAGCCGTCCATCCCGCTGTCGGCGTTGAGGCCGAAGGACTCGGCCAGGTCGATGATGCTCATGTCGAGTCTCCTGCTCAGTTGCTGACGCGGACGGGGATGACGCCGGCGGTGGCGCCCTTGGTGGCGAGGGCGTGACCGAACAGCGGGTTCGTGTCGGTCACGTTGAGCGCGCCACCGGACCCGATGTAGACGGGGTCGCCGACGTTGGTGACGGCGCCGGTCACCTCGAGGTCGAACACGCCGACCAGCTGCACGCTCGCGGCCCCGGACGGGTTGCCGCCCTCGCCGACGTTGGTCATGGCGACGCCGTTGAGGGCACCGACCTGGACGGGCGCGCCGGACGTGGTGCCGGCGGGGACGGGGAGGGAGAGGTTGTCGCCCTTCGCGTAGTGGACGTTGGTCGCCATGTCAGGCCTCCTTGATGGTGCGGCCGAACGCGCCAGCGGCGGCGGTCTCGGCGGCGCGGACGGTGTCCGTGCTGGGGGTGGACTCGGTGGCGCCGAACCCGAACGGGCGGGCGTTCGTGGCCGCGGCGGCGCGGTCGGCGACGGCGGCCTCGACGGCGGTACGCAGGGCGTCCTCGTCGAGCTCGTCGCCCTGCATTGCGTCGGCGGTGATGCCGCGACGCTCGAGCGCGTTGAGGGTGTGGTGGCCCTCGACGGACTCGACGACGCGGTCGATTGCCTCGCGGCGCTCGAACGCGGCGAGGCGGGCCTCGGCGGCCTCGGCGCGGGCGGTGGCGGTGTCGCGCTCGGACTCGAGCGTGGGCACCCGCTCAGCGTCCTGACGGAGGGCCGCGAGATGCGACTCCTCGATCTGGGTGGTAGCCATGTTCGTCTCCTCAGACTCGGTGGCGGTGGACTGTCCGGCGGGTGCCGGGACATTCGGGGTGGCCTCACCGATAGCGGCGGTGCCGGGCGCGTCCTCGGGCTCATCCCACGGGTCGCGCTGGTAGAGGTGCGGCTGGTTGTCCTCGAGGCTCGCGACGAACGCGGCGAGGGCGTCGCCGATCGCGTTCGAGAGGCCGATCCGCTCGTCGCGGGTGAGGCGTCCTTGGGCGGCCATGTCGTCTGCCATGACAGTGAAGTCGCGGTGGATCTGCGACTCGACCCACTGGCCGACGTTGCGGGACTCCTTGAGGGAGCGCGCGGACTCGACCGCCGCGAGGATCCTGCCGCCGCGGCCCGCTCGGGTGACCAGGTCCACCGAGACGCCCTCGATGAGCTGCGTGACGAGGGTGCCCTTGCGGCCCTCGGCCTCACCGATCGTGGTGTCCGCGGCGGCGCGGATGCTCATGCCGACGGCCTCCATGAACACGGGGTCTGTGACGAGCTCCCGGTAGGGGCCGATGACGTTCGCCTCCGCGACGAGCGCGCCACCCGTGTAGGTGGCGTCTTCGTCGAGGACCATCGCGAGGTCGCGCACGGACCGTTCGGGCCGGTCGTGCCGCTCGGACTCGCTGGGGTGGTCGAAGTACACGTGGGTGCCGGCGGGGAACACCTGCTCGGTGGCGGCGTTCTCGAGCACGGTGGGGGAGTAGTAGCCGGAGCTGCCCCAGCCGGGGGTGATCAGCTGCAGCATCACCCGGCCTGGGGTGCTCGCTTCGCTGACGGTCAGGGTCTGCGCCTCGGTGATGCGCTGCGGCATGGCGGGTCGCCTCCTCGGCGTGGGATGCTCTTGGTCATGACTGTTCAAGGGGAGGACCAGCGGGAAGCTGGCAGGTCGGGGTGGAGTCCGCGGACGTGGTTCGCGATGGCCGTCACGTGCTGGCTGGCCTACGGCGTCATGACGGTCCTTGGCGCCGACGCGGTCGCGGCGTTGTTCGTGCTGCTGGCGATCGCCAGCTTGGTTGGGTTCGTGTGGCGTCTGCTCGATGGGCGCTGACGACGCGAACGAGGGCGACCGGCCGGGGGAGTGCCCCGGCCACCAGTGGGGTCTCATCGAAGCCGTCGCCGGATCGGATGGTGCGCACCTGGAGAAGGTGTGCACGGTGTGCGGCGCGGTCGTGATGGTGGGCCCGCGCGAGCTCGGCGGGTGGGTCTAGGACGCCGCCTTCGCGGTCAGGTCCCGCACACTCGTCGCCACATGCGACGGCCGCCACCCGGTCGTGTCCCGACGCTGCGTCAGGTCCGACCACGAGATCTCGCCCGCGTCCAGCATGGCGAGGCGCTGCTCGCCCATGATCGCGACCCGCTGCGACTGCGGCAGCCCATCGAACCACGCCCGCGCGTCCGGAAGAATCGACGGGGGCTCCTCGATGCCGTCGAACCCGAGGTCCGACCACGACGCCGTGACCGGCAGCCGGTCGCACCGTCCTTGCTGGTGGTCGAGCGGACCCGCCACTGTCGGTGGATGCTGCGTGCCGTGCATCGACAGACAGCTGGGGCAGGTGCGGTGGTCGAGGGTCGCGATCCACTGCCACCCGGTGACGATGCCCTGCGCCGCGAGCCGGTCCTGCTGCGCACGGGACGCAGCACGGTGCGCATCCAGCATCTCCGTTCGCGCAATCGTCTTCGCCCGGCTCAGGCCGCCGTTGAACGCGCCCTGCACGCGGGTCACCATCTCCCGCGCGGCGGTCTCTGGGTGGTCACCGATGGTGACGCCCTTCACGAGAGTCGACCGCATCGCCGCGTCCGCCTGCGCCGACAACGGCCGCGACCGGGACACCACCTCACGGGACGTGCGGTCCACGATCGCGCGCACCGCATCCGCGTCGACCCGGTCGAACGTTGACGCGACCAGCACGGTCCCGCCAGCGTGCGGCGGATACTGCGACGCGGTGAGCCTCCGCTGCCACGCGGCGACGTCCTCCAGCATCGGCTGCACGTCCCGCATCACCCTGACGGGGATGAGTCCTTGCAGCTCCTCGAGGAGCTCACGCGTCGCATCCCTCGCGCGGAGCGCGCGGCGGGCGCGGCGCACCTTCACCGGCGGGGGCCACTTCCCGTCCTCCGACGCCGCGATCAGGTCCGTGACGGCGTCTCCCCATTCGTGGGCGACCTCGTTCCACGCCCGAGCCCACGCGACCGTCAGGTCCTGCGTGGTGCCGTCCACGTGCGCCGCGACCTGCAACCGCATCCCGTCGAGCAGCTGCAACGTCTCCGCGTTGACCGACACCGGGGCTAGTCCTGGTTCTGGCCGGCGCCGTCGTAGCCCGGATCCTGCCCGGCGAGGGCGGTCTGCGCCGAGGGTGGGGTGAAGTTGCCGTCCTCGTCCTTCACGAGCTCGAGCTCCCCGTCCACGTCGTCGACGCCGAGCGCGATGAGCACGAGCCGGGCGATGGTGAGCGGGTCGACCACGTCGAGAGCTTCGGCGGTGGACAGGGCCTCCACCCACGTCTTGACGTCGATCTTCTCCAGCGACGGCCAGTCTACGGTGATGTCGTGCTGCTGGTCCCCGGCCAGGTCGATGACCTCACGCTGCGTTCCCTCGTCACGGAGGATCGTGCCCTTGAGGGGCCCGCCGGGTGCGCGGACGGCTTCGCGGATGACGTGCCCGAGCACGGTGCGGATGAGGTCGGCGTGCACGGCACGCCGTAGCAGACGCTCGAGCTCGAGGGGCCGGTCGAGGGTCTCCGCTGTCGCGCGGGCACCGGTCACGCCCGGGTCGGTGAGCAGCATCGTGACGGGCACGTCGAGCGCGGCAGCAACCATGCTCGCGAGAGGCTTGCTCGAGCCGGCGTCGATGGTCGCGCCAGACTTGGACACGGCCTCGAACGTCTGGCCTTCGCCGGTGACGGCGACCTGCCCGACCTCACCACCCGTCGTGGGTGCGGTCGCGAACTTCTCGCGGACCTGCGCCGCGCCGCGCTTGGTCTTCGCGGTCGCGCGGAACGCGACGGTCGCGAGGGCCTTGTGCAGGCGCGACCAGTCCTGCAGGAAGTCCTTGTACCCGGTCGCCCAGGGGAGCGCTGCGAGGACGTCGGGGACGCCCCACCGTGACCCGCTGGGCGCGTTGACGGCGGTGTGCACGACCGGCTTGTCCCACTCGACCGTGACCCCGTCGATCGAACGGGCGCGGGTCGCGGGCCGGAAGTTCACGTCGGGGTAGTACACGGTCCGTGTCTGGCTGGTCGTGGACGTCGTGCCGAGGGCGTTCTGCGTGACCTGCTTCGCGGTGTAGGTGCGCTTGTACAGCCACGGTGTCGCGGAGTCTTCGGGGTCGGTGATGATGTCGGTGACCTGCTCCGGCGGGATGACACGGACCCGCACCCGCCCGGTGCGCGGGTCGGTGGGGAGCGCGAGGAACAGGTTGCCGTCGGTGTTGAACGCGCGTTCCCGGGCAGAGCTGGCGGCGACGCTGGTGAACGTCTCGCTGTTCTCCGGGTCGTCCCAGAAGGCTTGGACGACCGCGTTGAGGTCCTGCCCGTCATCTGAGCTGGGCGCGGACACGCTGGGCGATCCGAGGTACGCGATCCGCAGGTTCACGCCCCGCTTGATGAGGGGGTCCGCGACAGCGTGGACCCGCGCGACCTTCGCGACCTGCATCACCGACTCGCGGTCGATGACCTGCGTGTCCGTCCCGTTGAGCGACAGCCACCCGCGGTCCTCCGCGGACAGCATCCGTTGCGCATCGATGGACGCTTCTTCGAGGGTCTCGACGAGGTGCTCGAGCTCGGCGAGGTCGGCGCGGGGGATCTCGATGGTGTCGCTCATCCTGGCGCCTCCCTTCGTCCGGGGGTTGGTGGTTAGTAGGGGACGGCCCAGGGGAGTCCGTCGGTCGTGTCGTCGTCGAGGAGCTCGGTCCAGTCGTGCACCTGACCGTCACCGAGGAGTGGGACGAGCAGTAGCCGGTGCACGGCTTGGGACATGCCGTCGACGGTGTCGTCGTGCGCGGCCGCTGGGAACTCTCTGGCCTCTTCGGTCAGGGTCGTGACCCACGCCGTACCGGGCACGGCGAGCGGGTCCGGGAGGACCACGTCCCCCGCTTCGACGAAGGGCGTCACGGACGCGGCGCGCGCGTACTTCGACCCTTCGGGCTCGACGGGGATGAGGCCGCCGACCTTGGAGCGGAGAGCGTTCAAGATCGCGGGCCCGTTTGCTTTGTCCTCGACGAGCTTCGCGACGGCTTGGGGCCAGCGCGCGGTCAGGTCGAGCATCATCTGCACGGACTCGGTGAACCCGGCGCGGCGGCGGACCTGGTCGAGGAGGAACGCTTGGTGGCCGCGGCGCATCCACACCTGACCGACGACGTAGTCGGACGCGGACGTGTCCTTGAAGGTGAAGTCCCACGACTGCACGAGCTCCACGTCCGGGTCGCGCCCGACCTCGGGCACCACCTTTGTGCCGTCGTCGCGTTCGATCCACAGGGGCCGGTCGTATCGGGCCCACCCGTCGGTCGGGAACAGGTTCCCCTCGTCGGGGGTCGGCTGCCCTTGGTACAGGGACGCCCAGGTGCGGGACCCGGACCGCTTCTTGATCGCGTCCCACTGCTTCGTGGTGCGGCCACGAGCGGAGGTCATGTACTCGCCCTCGGGACGGCCGAGGGGGTCGCTGTCGCCCGTGGACTGGGCGGGGATGTTCACGACTCGCCACAGGTGCCCGTCTTCGGCGGCGAGGAGCCGGCCGATGAGGTCGTCGTGGTGCCAGCGGGTGGCGATGACGACGGCGGGCGCGCCGGGTGCGAGGCGGGTGGCGCCGACTTCGAGCCACCAGTCCCAGGCTCGTTCGCGGTAGACCTTAGAGTCCGCTTGGGCGCGGTCCTTGATGGGGTCGTCGATGATGAGCAGGTCGACGGGCCGGCCGGTCAGTGCGCCGCCGATGCCGACGGCGTACACGCCGCCTTCGTGGCCGGTGAGTTGCCATTCGTGTTGGGCGGACATGTCGTCGCGGACGGCTAGTCCGAGGTGGGGGCCGTGGGTGGTGATGTCGTCGCGGATGGCGCGGCCCCACCGGCGGGCGACGCCGTGCTCGTAGGAGGCGATGGCGACGCGCAGGTCCGGGTTCTGGGTGAGGGCCCAGAGGGGGAAGCGGCGGGAGGTGCGCTGGGACTTGCCTTCTTGGGGTGGCATGGACAGGACGAGTCGGCCGTCGGGGGTGTCGAGGAGGCGGACGAGCTCTTCGTCGATGAGGTCGAGGGCGGGTGTCTGGATGGTCTTGGGGTCGAGGGTGGTGGTCATGCGGCCGGGGGT